TTCGCCTTCTGGTGCTTCAGCTTCCATACCGCCCATATCAGCACCTATACCTGCACCACTAATACCTGCACCTCTCATTTCGCCTGCGGCGTCAGTAGGTGGTGGTGTCAAGTTTTCATCGTTTTCTTCTTTCCAGTAGCGTTCGTTTTCAGCAAGTTCCTCATCAGTTAAGCCTAAGAAACGTTTCATTGCAAACCTATTTGAAATGTAAGGAATAGCACTCATTTGTGTATAAGTTGGTACTCTTGCATTATCAATTTCGCTTTGTCTATATGCGGCAAAGTTTTGTGGTGGTTGCATTCTAATATCAAACATAGCTGTATCAACATTAACACCTTTTTCTAAAAGATAACGTTTAAATTCTTGATTAAATTCTTCTGTTATTAACCCTTGTAAGCGTTCGCAATAATTATTAAAACGTAATTCTTGAATATATGCTGTACCAACTCTACCGTCTTGATAATTACTTTGTCCATCATCTGGACCTGTTGGTAAGTAAGAACTTGGAATACGTAAACCACGTACAAGTTTATTAGTAAAATATTTTAAGTCGTCTATCTCACCTAAGTTAGTGCCACCCGGAAGCGTTTCAACTTTAGAACCTCTTCCTTCTGCTGTTTGTGGGAAGAAATAATCTTCATTAATAGATAATGGATTATACGCACTATCAATAACGTTCTGACCTCCTCCCGTCTGACTTGGTATTCTTCTTTGGTGGATGTCAGTTTTAACACGTTCAACAAATTGCATAGCCAAGTGGCTTGGCATATTACCTACGTCTACATAGAATACTCTACGCTCAGGCGCTCTTTGTACTCTATAAATTATAATTGCATCTTCTAATAATTCTTTTTGTTTGTAAACTTTAAAAATACTTTCTAATAATGAGTTACCAAATGGATAGTTGTTATCTAATCCTTCTGATAAGCTAAGGTGTACAACATTTTCAGCATCAATGGCAGTTTCTTTTATCTCTTTCATAAATCTACTACCGCTACCTGCTGTGGCATTAGATGCTCCAACGTATCCACGTACTCCACCTTGTAAGTATCCAGCGCCGCCGCCAGTAACATTACCTGTTGTTTGGTGTGGAGTTGTAGCAACCATTTCTCTAAAGTTTAAGTTTACATCTCTAATAATATATTGTTCGGGTTTTTTACCTTCTGATTCGTTTACAATTATACGTGAAACTTTTGCTGGATCAACATGAAACCATCTTTTAGTTTCAGGATCTCTAATAAAAAATGCATCACCGTATTTAAAAATGTTACGTACAATTCTAAACATACGTGTTTCAAAATTTTCTAGTTTAGACCATTGTAGTAAGTATTGTTGAAGAACTGTAATTTCTGAATTTGTAGCTTTTTGTTTAAAATCCATTATAAATGGAGTTTTGTTTTGCTTATTTTTTTGTGTACAAAATTCTGCAAGGATATCTAAAGCCGCATTTACTTCTGAATCCATATCCATAGTATTATATTGTCCATATCGTTCAACACGATTTGGAGAACCAACATATACATCAGGTAAGTATGAACTATAATTTGCTTGAGCAGGTCCAAGACCTGAGTTTGTAGATCCACCTAACGGGCTATAATTCCCTGTATCTGAGGCGTTTGTTGTTACTGGTGTAAAATATCTTTTCCAACTCATTTCTTATCCTATAGCTCCACCCTCGTTAACGGCTCCAACTATTTTATTTCCAATTTTATTGCTTTCTTGTTGCTCGTAAACTAATTGTTTTATTACAGTATTTAACTCATTAAGAGCTTCTACAGTCTCTTTTCCGGAATTGTTTACTGCCATATTGAAACTAGATTGCATATCTCCGCTCATTTTATTATACTGTTTGGTATAATCTTCCATTACCTTTACCAATTGTCTAACAGCTTTTACTTGCTTGTCAAGATCTGAAGCGGCATTAATACTATTAACAAATTCAGCTATGCCGCCTAAGCCTTCACCTAAGTTTGCTAGTTTGGTACCATCAATGCCTTCAAAGTTTTTAATGCCTTCAGCCATTTGTTCGAAGTTATTATCACCTCCGAATAAGCTACCGACCCATTTAGAAAAACCTTCCCAAGCACCGTCGCCAGTAAATTTACTTGTACCTTCATATAGTGCCGCTATCCCTGGACCAACTTTAGCAAGTGCTGACGCATTAACACTTTCAAATGCTTTAAGTGATTCTGCTAAATTTGGTAATGCTTTTGCATCCATTAAATCTGCTATTTTTCCACCTATAGCAAATTTTAATAATGCTCCTGACAAGTCGCCCATTATGCCAGCCATCTCTTTTAGATTAGCAACATTTTTAATTTCAGACAAGTCTTTCATTGCTTTCGCAACGGCATCAACTCCTGCACCAGCATTTTTAATTCCTTCACCTGCAAGATTAATAGCATACCCAGTACCAATAAACAATCCTGCAAGAACTGCCGCTCCAATTGCCGTTGGACCATTAGCAAATAATTTTAATAAAAGGGCCAATCCTGCGATAGCAACAGGAATTACCATCCCTGCGGCAAGTACGGCCGCAACTGCTCCGCCTACTAACCAAATGTTATCTGATAATGTTTTAAACCAACCTTCACCACCTTCAGCATCTGCTATTTCTTTATCAAAGCCAACAATTTTAGCTTTAACCTCATCTAATGTTACAATTGTGCCGTCAGCCATTACCTTACTAGTAACACCCATGCTTTCCATTTCTTTTTCAATTTCTTTCCAGTTTGCACGTTCTGTTTTAGCTTTTTCAACTGCCGCATTTTTTTCACCTTTACCAAAAATCATATTTTTGACCCAGTCAGGAAGCAAACCTTTAAGATTTTCAAGAGGTTTTTTAACATTGTCGTCCCATAGTTTTCCAAAATCTGTTTCTTTTAGCCAAGTAATCATTCCTGATATTCCATCAGTTACGCTTTTTATGATGCTTTTAATTTTCATCATACCTTCTTCACTACCTATCCAAGTTGTAACATCTCCAATTACTTTTACAACTTCGTCAAAGATTTTACTGTTAATTAATTCTTTCATAATAGTGTTACGCAAATCAACAATAACTTGTTGGAAGTTCATTACTTGTTTTTGCTCGTCTTCCATTTGCTTTTTTTGATCTTCTTGTGCTTTAGCTAAATCACCACCAACTTTACCTGTTTGTGCCATAGCTAAAGTTGCCAAGTGTGTTTTATCACCCATAGCCATACTAGCTGAAATTACTCCTTCTTCAGTTTTCATTCTATGTTTAGCTATTTCTTGACTACGTCTAATTTCATCTGCAAATGCTTCTTGACTTACACTTCCATCTTTTAATCCTTTAGCCATCTCACCTAGTCTAGGATTCAATAGCATCATTGATTTACCCATATCACTAATCGGCACACCACCAGTAGCGACAAGTTCTGCCATTGCATCACCCATTTCAGGACTTAAATTGCCAACTTGGGCTAGTGCGGCATTTAAGTTTGCTTTGGTTCCTTCGTCCATGTTGTGTAAAATTGCTGTTAATCGTTTATCATCAGCTTGTGCTTTTAACGCCGCCGCGGCCTCTTTTCTTGACATACCAGTAATTTTTGTTAACTGATCTAATTGCAACATATAATCTTGAGCACCTTTGGCTAGTTGTCTATTATTTCTGCCTTCTAGTAAACCTTGTGCTTTAGCATAATCAAGATATTCAGCAGTATATTCTGCTTGTTCATCAACAGTATAACCTAAAGCGGCAAACTGTTTGTCCATTGTTTTTACTTGTTTCATAACCCCTGCGAATTGTTGCATACCTGCTGTGGCACCACCAAAGACTGCTGAAAGGTTTTTAGATTGGGAACCCATTAATGCGGCAAAACTATCTATACTCATTCTTGCCTCTGCCGCGGCTAATTGTGTGCCAAATAAGCCTTCACCTAAATTACCGCCAACTTGGTTTATTTGTCTAGTTACATCAATTTGTTTGTCAATAACACTTACTAAGGCTTGAGCTGATGCCCCAACCATTCCACCAACTATTGGAAATTGTTTTGCTAATCCTGTTAAGTGTTGTGAAAAGTCTGATAAGTTAGTACCGGCACCAAATACTTCTTTAACCATGCCTCCAGCCGCGCCGCCTATACCTGCGAACGCATTGTTCATAGCCGTTAGAGCTGTATTCAGACCTTTTTTGAAAAATCCTAATTCTTTGGTAACTTTTTTGACTTCTTTTGTTTCGGCTTGTTTACCGGCAGTAGCCTCTTTTTGGGCTTTTGCCATTTTCTTCATTTCGGCCGTGCCTGTTTTTTGGGCTTTATTATATAAACCCTGAGCACCACTGCCACCGCCCTTGGCGGACATAGCTTTTACTAGTAATTCGAGAGTAGCTTCAGAGGCGGCATTACTAGTAATACCATCCATATTCCCGCCACGATATGTTACTTCTACCATAATTAAAACCCAAGTTAACTGTTCATTATAAATATTTGCATGAACTTAATATATTTATCCGGAGAAAAACATGGCTAATCAAATAACAATGCCGGGGAGTATTCCAGTAGGACCACAGACAACACCTCTTTCTCCTGGTGGAAACCAACCTCAAGTGGCTCAGTCTAATCCACTACAAAAATATTTTAGACAACCTAAACTTTATATATCTTTACCTAGTAAAGGTGCTTTTTATCCTATTGGTGCATTAGAAATGCCCGAAAATAAAGAAGTGCCTGTATATGCAATGACGGCAAAAGACGAGCTTGTCTTTAAAACGCCAGATGCATTATTAAATGGACAAGCAACTGTAGAAGTTATTAAAAGCTGTATACCAGCTATTAAAGATCCTTGGAATATACCAAGTATTGATTTAGATACAATTCTAGTCGCTATTAGAATGGCAACTTATGGTGAAAAATTAGAATTAACTACTAAAGTTCCAGGTACTGATCCTGTAATCGAAAAGACTTTTGATTTAGATTTAAGAAGAGTAATTGATAAATTTTCTGGTGTTGACTTTCAAAATGTGTTAACGCATAGCGATATGAAAATTACTATACGTCCTTCAAACTATAGAGAGTTTACAAAAACTGCAATTAAAACTTTTGAAGAACAAAGAATATTTGCCACAGTT